AACTAGAAATATCATTAAATCAAAAATAACTAAATAACTGATTACCAATGGAAACTAATTATAATATGATTATCTATTTCACTTATAAAGTTGATGGTTATAACTATTATTTTACAACTGATAAAAAGTTATTTAATTTTGACACAAAGAGATTTAGTAAGAAAGTTGTCAGAGGTTACTCAGTAGGATATAATTTAAGCGGTATATTTATAACACTCAAAAATCTAAGACCTTTATTAATCAAAGTAAAAAATCTATCTAAAAATCAGCACGTGAAATAAATATTGTATATTTGATAAATTAAACGCAAAAAAATGGCTGCTCCAAAGCAAAATAATTATTGGCAATTTAGAAATAAGCACGGAAGGGATTTTAAATATACCCCTGATGAATTATGGAATGAAGCATTGTCATATTTTGAATTTATGAGTAAGTCAGTATGGAATAAGAAAGAAGCCATTAAATCAGGTGATTTAGCGGGCACTTTAATTGACATACCTACTATAACACCATTAAGTATTGAAACGTTCTGTTTGTACGCTGATATAAGCCGTCCAACGCTTTTAAACTATGAGAGTAATGAAGACCCTTATAAAGATTTTTTTATAGTCACAACATGTATAAAGGATATTATATCATCACAACAATTTGAAGGAGCAACGGTTGGAGCCTACAATCCTAATATAATTGCACGTAAATTAGGGCTTTCAGATAAAAGCGAAACTGAGATAAAAGGTTCTTTAAATATGATTAATTTGGGTTCCGGAATTAAATCTGATGAATGAAACTACTAAAGAAGCAAGAAAATGCCGTATATTATTTAAAAGATAATGTTACAAAGGAACTGGTATATGGAGGTGCTGCTGGAGGTGGTAAGAGTGCATTAGAAGTTTTAAAATTAATCGAGAATTGCCAACTATATCCGGGAAGTCGATGGTTGTTAGGAAGGTCAAAATTAAAGACACTTAAAGAAACTACATTAAACACATTCTTCCAATTAGCAAAAGATTTAAAATTATTGAATCAATTCAACTACAATTCACAAAGCAATATAATTACTTGGAATAATGGAAGCGAGATATTTCTAAAGGATTTATTTTTATATCCAAGTGATCCGGAATTTGACAGTTTAGGCTCATTGGAAATTACAGGCGGTTTTATTGATGAAGTTCAACAGATAGTTTTCAAAGCTTGGCAGACTGTTTTAAGTCGATGTCGTTATAGATTAACCGATTGGGATATCCACGGTGAATTAACATCTACAATGAAGATATTGGAGTTTAATAATGAAGGCATACCAATATTATGGCTAAATTCTAAAGGCGAAGAAACACCCGGATTAATACCAAAACTTATTGGAACCTGCAACCCATCAAAAGGTTGGAATTACAACTATTTTTATAAACCAAATAGGGATGGCACACTTCCTGAACATAGAAAATTTATACAAGCCTTACCAACCGATAACCCGCATTTACCAAAGTCTTATTTAGATTCATTATTGAGCTTAGATGAAAACAGTAAGCAACGGCTTTACTATGGCAATTGGGAATATGACGATGACCCAAGTACATTAATTGAAATTGATGCTATAACAGATTACTTTGATGCATCACATATTGAAGCAACAGGTGAAAAGTTTATGACAATTGATGTCGCTCGTAAAGGGAAAGACAATACGGTTTTTAGAGTTTGGCACGGTTGGAAGGTAATACACAGATACGCTATTGATAAAAGCGGATTGGACGAAGTTGTAAGAAGGGCAAAAAAATTACAAGTAGATTATTACATACCTTTGAGCAACGTTATAGCGGATGAGGATGGCGTTGGTGGTGGTGTTGTTGACTTCTTAAAATGCAAAGGGTTTGTAAATGGTTCAACACCTTTAAAAGAGTTGATAGGGAATGAGTATATTGTGCCTAATTACAATAATCTTAAAAGCCAATGCGGATTTAAAATGGCTGAAAAGATAATGAAGCGGGAAGTTGGCGAAATAGCAACCGACCCAAGAGTTATTGAAATAACAAGTCAGGAAATGGAGCAGGTCAAACAAAAGGATATTGACAAAGATGGTAAGATAGCTTTAGTGAGCAAAGATATAATAAAACAGAACATTGGAAGGTCTCCAGATGAGTGGGATTCCATTATGATGCGGTATTTCTTTGAGTTAGTTCCTCGTGTGTTCACATTCTAATTTTTTTTTAGTAATTTTGATAAAAATAATAAATTATGGCTCCATTTAATTTCACCCGTGTAAGACAAAGAATTGCATCATTAATCAGTCCTGGAAACACATTAGACAGAAACTTATTCAATGAAGCGTTCTTATTTGGTTCTGGCGGGTATACTGAATATGACAACAATAATATTACTTATCTTGAAAAAGGTTACAACTACAACCCTATTGTGTATGCGGTAATCAACCAACAAGCCAGTAAGACAGCTTCAATACCTTATACAATCAAACGTATAAAAGATAAAGGAAGCCTCGCTAAAATGAATCAGTTAGCGCAGGCGACAAGAAGCAATATGTCAATGGAGCAGAAAGTTAGGCATATGATGCTGGAGCATAAGGCCTTTGAAGATGACGATATGAAATTTCCAATGGAACAGCCTAATGTAAATCAAACGTGGTATGAATTTTTAGCATTATACAAGACTTTCTTAAAATTAACCGGCAATGTTTATATTTATATGCTCGCACCAACGGAGGGACAAAACGCTGGCACGCCAATACAAGTATATTTACTTCCTTCGCAATACATTCAGATTATTGTCAAGAAAAATGCCAGTATGTTAGGTGCTGAAAGTCCTGTAAAAGGTTACATATTGACTTATGGAAGGAGTTACATTGAATTTGATGCAACGCAAGTAATACATATCAAATATCCAAATCCAAACTACGGAGAAAATGGTGAGCATTTATATGGAATGAGTCCGTTAAGGGCAGCGTTAAGAAACATTCAAAGTTCAAATAAATCATTAGACTTAAATATTAAAACATTACAGAGCGGTGGTGGGTTTGGTTTCTTTTATGGTAAAAACGCTCCATTAAATGAAGAACAATCAAAAGCATTTAAGGAGCGATTGTCTGAAATGCAAGCATCACCCGGTGAAATGGCTAAGATAGCAGGAACAAGTCAAGAAATGGGGTTCCAAAGAATGAGTTTAACAAGCGATGAATTGAAGCCTTTTGACTATTTGAATTTTGACACTAAACAGATTTGTAATGTATTGGGATGGGATGATAAGTTGTTGAACGCAACCGATGGGGCAAAATATGACAATATGGGTTACGCTTTACGTAGAGTTGTGACCGATAACATACTTCCTGATTTAAAATTATTGGCAGATGCTTTAAATAAAGACTTTTTGCCAAGATTCAAAGGATATGAGAATGCGGTGTTAATGTTTGATGTTTCTGATTTACCTGAAATGCAGGTCGATATGGCAGAATTGGTAAAATGGTTAAAAGTATCACTTGATTCAGGTGCTATACATAGAAATGAATTTAGGCTAGGTATGAAATTCTCAGTAGTTGACGATAAAAATATGAATGTTTTCACCGTTCAAAACGATGTTATAAGTTTGGAAGAAAGTATAAATAATGATTTCGGAGTAGTTTAATTTATGGCAAGTAGAAGAAAATATAGAGATCAGTTCGCACGTTGGCACGCCACCTATGAAAAGAGGGCTGCTAAAGAGTTAAGAAAGACATTCCGTAATTGGATAAACAATATTAAGTTCGATAACTTAAACGGTAACAATACAGCGTCTATACTTACACATTCAACCGACACGCAAGAGATGTTGGCAACTTATATTAAGATTTATACAGAAATTGGCAAGGTACACGGTAAAAGAGTAGGTAAAAATATAAACGTTGAATTGAAAGAATTTACTTATGATATTTTTGAACGTTATTTTTTCCAAAATGTTGCCAGTTATATTACTAAGTTTGGATTAGGTAGAATTAAGACCGTAGAGCAAACTTTCATCGCTGATATTAGTAAAATATTAACCAATAGAATTGATGCTGGATTGACTATTGTCGAAGCGGCCAGAGAAATAAAGAACGTGGTTAATAAGCCAAGTTTTTATAAATGGCAAGCTACGAGAATAGCACGAACGGAAACAACGGCAGCAGCCAATTTTGCAGCAGAACAAGCGGGCGATGTAAGTGGTTTTGTAATGGAAAAGGAATGGATATCAGCATTGGACATTAGAACACGTAGCGACCACAGGGCAATGAACGGTCGTAGAGTACCAAAAAGCGAGAAGTTTAATGTAGGTGGGGAAATGTTAAGTTATCCGGGTGATCCTGCTGGAAGTGCTGGGACTGTCGTAAATTGTAGATGCACCATTGCCATAGTAGCTAAGCGAGATAAGAATGGGGATTTAATACCGACATCATAAAGTTAAAATATTTTTATTACCTTTACTTAAAATTATTAATATGAACAGCTTATTTGAATACAAAAATTTATCAGGTGGTGTAAAAGACATCGATATTGAAAAGCGTATTGTAACAGGTTATTTAGCATCATTTGGAAATGAAGATAGTTACGGGGATATAATTGAAAAGGGAGCTTTTTCAAAGACACTAATGGAGCGTAAAGATGATATATTCTTTTTGAATCAGCATAATTGGGCGCAACCACACGGCAAGTTTAATGTATTGCAGGAAGATATGAATGGGTTGTATTTTGAATCTAAGCCGTTAATCGATACAAGTTATTCAAGTGATCTATTGAAGTTGTATGAAGCTGGAATTGTAAAAGAACATTCATTTGGGTACAATACTATTTTTTCAGAATATGATGCAGCATCAAATATTAGAATACTCAAAGAAATTAAACTTTATGAAGGTTCTAATGTAACACGTGGAGCGAATAAAAAAACGCCATTTTTAGGAATGAAAAGTTTAACGTTAAAAGAGATTAACGATCAAGCAAAATTAATCACAAAAGCATTTCGCAACGGTACATTTACCGATGATACATTTATGCTTTTAGAAATTGCATTAAAACAGTTACAAACTGATGCGTACGAATTAGGAAAACAATCACTCGAAGTAAAAGAGCCGTTTAATGACACTCTAATTGATGACGAGCCGAATAAATCAATAGAAATTATTAATCAATTTAGAAAATCATTATGGACCCAGTAGAATTAAAAAAAGAATTAGACGCTCTTTCGCTAGATTTAGCAGGAAAGAACGCATTAGAAGTTAAGACCTTAGTTGATGCATTTGAAGTAAAATTCAAAGAATCAATGTTGGAAGAACTTAAAAAAGGAAATTTAGCACAAAGCGAAGAGTTCAAAACCGAGCTTAAAAAAGTGCAAGACCACGCAGATGCGTTGGACGTTAAATTGCAAGAAAAAGCAAAGATTGACGAAGATCCAAAAGACGAATTAAAGGCGTTTGTTGTTGATAATTTTGACAGCTTAAAAAATGTGAACAAATCGCAAGGTTTCCGTTCAGAAATTAAAGCTGTTGGAAATATGACATTAGCTTTAAGTTTAACAGGTGACCAACCTAGAACTTACAGAAGCAATGTTGCTGATATTCCAAGTCCTTTAGTAAACTTTAGAGACTTGGTGCCAAGCATCAGTATTGATAGCGGAACGTTGACATTTCCAAGGGAGGGAACTAATGAAGGCGTTATATTAACACAAGTTGAAGGAGCTTCAAAAGCCCAAACTGATGTTGATATTACAATGGTAGATGTAAACACTGATTTTGTTGCAGGTTTCACACGTTACTCTAAAAAAATGGCAAACAACTTGCCGTTCTTAGAATCATTCTTACCGTCTAATTTAAGACGTAAGTATTTGGAAGCTGAAAACTTATTGTTTTACACTGCTTTAAGTGCAGGAGCAACACCGACAGTTTTAATTGCCGGTAGTATTGTTGAAAGAATTGTTGCAGAACAAACAACACTTTTAGCTAAAAACTTTGTTCCAAATGCAATAGTAGTGAACGCTGCTGATTATGGTTCAATCTTATTGAGTGCTGGCCCGGGTGGTGGAGGTACTGAATATAGCCTACCGGGTATCGTTTCAATTATAAATGGTATTGTTGCGATTAATGGAATTTCAGTTTATGTGGCTCCTTGGATGCCTGCTGATAAATACATTATCGGAGCGTGGGAAAATACTTCAAGAGTAGAAACCCAAGGTTTAGGATTGAATTTCTTTGAACAAGATGGCGATAACGTTATCAAAAATATGATTACTGCGAGAATCGAAGCACAAGTTGCTTTGGCAATATTCAGACCAGACGCATTCATATTTGGAGACTTTACAAAAGTTGTATAGTAAGTTTAATTAGTAATAATAAGGAACCCACTCAGATAATGGGTGGGTTTTTTTAATTTAAAACAAAACAAGATGAAAAAATTATTTTATGTTATTAAGAGATTTAAAGCAGGGTACGAATTAAAAGAGTACAAGGTAGGAAGCACAATCGAGCTTACAGATGTTCAATCTAACGATTTAAAAGCACGTGAATACGTTTGTACCAAAGAGGAGTTTGAAGCGTTTGAAGCTAAGAATAAAAAGGCTGCAAAGGCTTATAATGATAAAATATCAAAGGGCAAAATAACAACTAAAGTAGATCCGATTGCAAAAAAAGGAGCTATTGAAAAAAAATAAAGTATGGCTTACATAGATGTAATTACATTAGCTGAAGCAAAGGTATATTTGCGTGTGGATGACACCCTAACGGAAGATGACAATCAAATTATAAGGATGATAAATTCAGCTTTAAAATATGTTGAAGATGTTACCAATGTAATGATGTTTGACCGGAATAAATCTTACCGGCTTATTGATGGTTGCGTAAGTGTTTATGATGCGCCAATTAATTCAGAGGTAACAGCCGATTTGGTAGTCGAAAATAAGACTTTGTACACTAACTATCAGTTTGGAACTGAAAACGACTTAATCGAGCTTAATGTAGGTTATGAAAAAGCAACAGACATTCCACAGGAACTTATTAGTGTATCGTTTGAATTAATCGACATATTTTATTACGGCAAAGAAAGCGGTAAAGGTATTGCGGATTTGTCACCTTTAGCAATGGATATTTTAAACATAAATAAAAGATTTATTTTATAATGAGAGCAAGAGCGTTCACAAAAAGAGTAAGTTTTTATAAAATTAGTGAGGTGCCTGATGGCTTCGGGGGCAAAACAACGGCTCCCGTTTTGCTTTTAACAACTTGGGCTAATATTATGACCAAAGAAGGTAAAGCGGTCATTGATTTGGGGTTGGATTACACTACTGGAGTAATTCAAATTACAATGCGTAGGCGTAGTGATATTACAATTAATTCTTCAATTGATTATTTGATTTATAGAAGTGAGAAATACAATATTTCAACCTATCCAACAAATAAGAATTTTACCGATGCTGAAATTACCTTTACAGCAATAAAACAAAAGTAAGATGAAACTAACGGTAAAAGTTGAGGGAGCGGATGCGTTAATAAGAAAGTTTAAAAGATTTGGTGTTGAAGGCAGTCAAGTTGTTGCCGATGTTACAAAGATTAATGCTTTAGAAATTGAAGCGAAGGCAAAAAGAAACGCTCCGGTCGATACAGGAAAATTACAGCAATCTGTAAAAGCTGAAAAGTTAGTAAAACATACTTGGGCTATTTCTGTTTATGAAATGTATGCTTCTTTTATCGAATTTGGCACACGTTTTATGTCCGCACAACCGTTTTTATATCCTGCTTTTAAAGGACAATTTAAAATTTATACAAAAGATTTAGAAAAAGCACTTGACAGATTAATAAATAAATTCAATGCAAAATGAACAAAACACTTCCAGATAAATGGATTCGCAAAGCCATATACGATGCAGTCGATGAAATTGTAGTCGATGGGGAAATTATCTACGTTTACGATTCGAGGGTTAGCGGAGTTGACCAGCCCGATTTTTATGTATTAATGTCCTCGCAAACAAATGAGGTTGATAAAAATAATAAATGCGAATGGTTTTGGGAAAGTGAAATACTTTTAGATATTCGTGCTACATTCTTTTTAACGGAAGATTCAGGTTCTAGGTTATTGATTGATAATATCACTGATGCAGTACGAAACCTAACGAGAAACCTTATTTTAGACGGTGCTAGCGGTCTTGAAATAATCAAAACATCAATGAGTTTTCCGAACGATTTAAACGAGATTACAGAGGGTGAAATTATGTATAGAAAGTTCATACGTTTAAACTTACTGATAAAGTAGTTTTTTTTTATTACCTTTACTTTATAATTATTTTAACCTAAAAAAATATACAATTATGTCAACTTTTATTAAAGGAGATGCGATAATTCTATCCGTATGGGATGATTCTATTTATCGGCCAATCGCTTGTTTGACTTCAAACAGCTTATCAAGAACTAAAAATGTCATCGAGGCACAGACCAAATGCGAGCCGGGACAAATCCTTAGACAAGGAGGTTCGCAGTCTTATGAAGTAGCTTTTGAAGGAAACTACATTGACACTACAACAGCTATTACTGGTGAAGTTACCAAAGCATCACACGATTTTCTTATGACCGTTATGGACGGTACTACCAATTCAATTTGGAGAATGGACACAGGAATATCAGGAACGCCATTTTATTATGGTACTGCTATTTTATCCGACCTAAGCGCAGATTTTGCAGCAGGTGACGAATTTGCTACATTTAGCGGTTCAATGTCAGGAAGTGGATTGGTCGTATTAGTTGATCCAGCATTATAGTAATCATTTAAAAACAGAGAGAGAGAATGAATACAAATAGCGTAAAAATAACAGTACACAAAACCCAATTCGATTTTCATTTCGGGATTGGGTTTTTAGGGGAACTTTTAGAAAGCACAGGATTGGGAATGGACGAATTAATGTCGAACGTTACTAAAAATCCTTTTAAGTTTATTCCAATCATTATGCACAAATCCGCAAAGTATGGAGCGGAGCGTAAAGAGAAGGAATTTACTTATACTATTTATGATTTTATAGACTTAATAGATGCTGAAGGAGGTATTGCTTCCGTTGGTGTTAATAAGTTCTTAGAATCGTTTACAAGTAGTATGACTAAAGATGTTCCAAAAGAAGAAACGGTAAAAGCCAAGGAAGGTCAATCAAAAAAAAAATTGACTGGCAAATAGACGTAATATCAATGTCGATTGGTGAGCTTGGGTGTCCTTCTTTAAATTATGTTTACGATATGTCATGGGCTGAATACCTTATAAGACTGTATTCATTTAACAGGCAAAGGAAGCAACGATTACTAGAAGTAAGGGAAATAGCTTATGCAAGTATTGTCGGCCCGCATCAGAATCCTAAAAAAATACCATCAAAGGAAAAATTTATGCCTTTGGAAGATAGGAAACACAATGAGCCAACAGAATTAATGAAGGAAAGAATGTCGAAAGCTATTGAAGAATATCATAACAACGTAAAGAATCGACATAATGGCTGATGAATTAAATGTAAGATTAGGAGCAAATATATCAGAATTTGAGAGGGGTCTAGCAAAGGCGTCAAAAGACTTCAATAAATTTAGCGATAAATTAAAAACGCAAGGGGCAAAGTTTCAGGACATAGGCTTAAAAATGTCAATGTCAATTACTGCCCCTTTGGCTATTATCGGGGGTTTAGCGATTAAAACTGCTGCCGACTTTGAAACTTTAAACACTGCATTAGTAACTACATTTAAAGGTAACGAAAAAGCCGCAAAAGCTGCATTTGCACAAATCATAGAATTTGCTTCAAAAACACCATTCCAAGTTGAGCAGGTTGCCGATGCATTTATTAAATTAAAAAATTACGGACTTGATCCAAGCGAAAGAGCATTAACTGCATACGGTGATACGGCTGCTGCAATGGGGAAAAGTTTAAACCAAATGATTGAAGCGGTTGCCGATGCCTCAACAGGTGAAATGGAACGGTTAAAAGAGTTTGGTATTAAGGCAAGTAAACAAGGCGATCAGGTTTCATTCACATTTCGAGGCGTTACAAAAACCGTAGCGAACGAATCATCGGCTATACAAGGTTACTTAATGAGTTTAGGCGAAACCGAGTTTGCAGGCGGTATGGATGCCCAATCAAAAACATTTAGCGGGAAGTTATCAACTTTAAAAGATAATGTCGCTTTAATGTCTAATGAATTTGGCAAGATACTTATTGAAATGGTTAATCCATTTGTTGAAAAAATTGGAAAATTAGCTGAAAAATTCAAAAACTTAAGTCCTGCCGTTAAGGAAATTATAGTGAAAGTTGCTTTATTTGCTGCTGCAATTGGACCCGTATTAATTGGTTTAGGTTTTTTAATGACAACCGTAATACCCGGACTTGTAGCAGGATTTGCATTATTAACAGCCCCAATATTAGCAATAGGAGCGGGATTAATTGCAATAGGTGTTATAATTTATAAGAATTGGAAGCCTATAAAACAAACCTTAGTTGATATTGCAAATTATTTTATTGATTTATACAACGAAAGTACCGTTTTTAGAATAGCGGTAAAAGCTATTATTTTAACATTCCAAAATTTATGGACAACAGTTAAATTTGTTTTTAAAGCAATATGGAGTACTATAAAAGCCGTTGGAAGTTCTATAATGAATCAGTTTAAATTTATTGGAGCTGCAATAAAAGCCGCATTAACATTTGATGTTTCCGGAATGAAAAAGGCAATGTCAGATTATAGCAACAATGCAGGCAAAACGTTTGACAGTTTAATAGGGAATTTAAAGAGTGATTTTAATGACTTTAGTAGTGATATTAATCAAAATGTAACTGATGCTATTAACGGTGTGCCAAAACGTGTTAAAATTGTATTAAAAGAAGATAACGTTGACACATCAGCTATTGAAAACAAAACAGCAGGAGCATTAATGCCGGGTGGAGGTGGAGCGGGTAATAAATCACTTGTTACAGGTTTACAAACGACATTAGCAGAAATAACACCATTAACAACAGCGATTAACGCAAAATTAGCAGCTACAATACCAACTATTAGCCCATTAGCAGCACAATTCCAAAGTGACCTGCAAATAATGAAGTTAAAACTAGAAGAGTTTAATAATGAAGCTGCTAATTTAATAGAAGGTGCTATTTCTAGCACATTTGCTGAATTAGGAAGATCAATAGGTGAGGCAATGGCAAACGGAACAAATGTGTTTGCAGCAGCAGGAACGGCAATATTAACAGGTATAGGAAACTTTTTAGGGGACTTAGGTAAAATGATGATTAAATACGGAGTTGCAGCGGTTGCTTATTCTATCGCATCAAAAGCATTATTAAATCCATTAACGGCTTTACCTTCGGGTATTGCATTAATTGCTGCAGGAACATTACTATCAATAGCAGGTGGCGCAATTAGTGGCGCATTAAAAAAAGGAAGTGGAAGCGGAAGCAGCGAAGGCGCAAGTAGTTTTTCAGGAAGTTCAGCAGGAAGCGGATCGAGTAGTTTTTCGGGAGGTTCTGCAAGCTCATCAGGCGGAGGCGGAGGCGGTACATTTGTATTCGAGATCGCAGGAACTAAATTAGTAGGAGTATTAAAAAACACCTTAGATGCGAATAGAGCCTTGGGTGGTTCATTAGGTTTAATACCATAAAAAATTATAAATGGCACTAAAATATTTTATCGAATATCAGGATGTTATAAACATAACGCACAAGTTTAATATTTATGACGATACATTTGCAGGCGTAGCGACACAAATTGATGGTAGTATAATTCTTAATTATTCCGAAACTGACGACCCGTTAGAGGCTATAAGAGGTCAAGGCTTAAGCGTTCAGTTAGAGGCAAGCACATCAATGACATTTAGCGATTTATGGAATGAAGGTGAAAAAGGTTTAAGAGTAGATTATGCAAGGGATTCAATTATTTTATTTAAAGGGTGGTTAAACCCTGAGGGCTTTTTTGAGAATTACGTTTCTACAAATTGGCTAATTACATTTGTTTGCGTAGATGGTATTGGGTATTTAAAAGACTTGTCATTTGTTGACAATTTCGGTTTTCAAATTACAGGCAAAAAGACCTATTTAGAAATATTATCAATTGCATTAAAAAGGACTGGATTACTTCAAAATATTTATGCCGATATTCAAATACGATATACAGGACTTTTGGAAACATTAGACACCTTAGATAATACCTTTGCCAATACCGAAAGATATGTAAAAGATGACCAAGGTCAAACTATAATGGATTGCGATAATGTTATACGTGACGTATTGGAGCCATTTGGGGCGGTATTAACAGCTTTTAAAGGTGATTGGTATATTTATAAACCTAATCAATTATTTAGTAATGCAACACCCGTTTTTTACGCTTATGATTCCGATGGTATTGCTTTAATTCCCGGAACCGTTGCAATTGATATTTCAGAAACAATTGGCAGTAGTATAAATGGTTTTGCTTTGCATCATTGCTCAGAAAATCAACAAATAAATAATAAAAATAGCTTAGGAGCTTATCGGATCAATTATAAGTATGGATTAATAAATACTTTAATTTCAAATAAGAATCTTTTAAGTACTAATGGTACGACAATAGATGGTTGGGATATCATTTCATCGACAAATATAGTTCCATTAGTTGCGGGGGAATCAGGAGTTACTTTTAATAATATTTTAACAGGGCCAATAGAAAAATTAAGAAGCAAAGTTTTAAATATAGGTGATGTTGTTACTGATATTTTAATTACTTATACTCACAGAAATTCAAGGACTAATCTAAATTTTAATTTCCAAATAATTATTGCAGATACCGAAATTTTCGCAACTGCAAATAAATATTATTTACAACCAAACAACACGTGGGGAAATGTTGGCGTGGCTAATACATTAGTATCAACAATTCCTTATCGTAGTTCAGAAATAAACATAACAACGCCACCAAAACCAACAGCAATAACAGGTGATGGATTTTTATTTATTTCTATTTTTTCACCAATAGAGGTGCCAACTGCAACAAATCAAACTACATTAGAGACGGTTTCAGTATCTTCAAATATTTCACCAAGTACAGGGGGTTCAAATTTGAAAGGAGAATTTCACACATTTCAAAGACTAACTAAACCGAGTGCTAAAGTAAAAGAAACTAAGGAAGTTTCGACAGGCGACAACCCAACTGATTTATACGAAGGTACAATATATAAAAGGGATGTTATTTTTGCATCTACGCCGATATTAATTTTTATTAGCGCAACAGTTGATATAGTGTCTTTTAGTTGGAACCCAATTGAAGGAGTTATTGGCTATAAGGTTTATAAAGATGGTGTATTTAGCCATTCACTTACAACAATTAATGGAAGTCTTACA